CAGGCCGACGTTGTTGCGGAGCAGGCGGCAGGCACCGTGGCCGAAGGCCAGGACGATGTCAGCCGACACACTTCCTTCATCAGAACCCCGCTTGGCCATGCCTGTTGCCTCGTGCTCGAAGGATGTGATCGGTCCAGCCGCGGCTGTACCCGCGCTCCAGTCTGATGGTCTCGAGTTCCTCGCGGGTCCGGGCCTGGCCGACCTGGACGCGCTTCTGTCTGGCGACGACGGCGGCCGGCAGCTCCTGCAGGTCACCTTCGACGGTCTTCAGCTCGCGGCGTGCCTGCTCGACCTCGTGGCCGCACTCGGGGCACGGGTTGGCGGCTGAGGGGATGGCGGAGAAGCATGCGGGGCAGATCCTGACGGGCGGCGCGTCGGACTTCCGCTTCTGGCCCTTGGGCCGGCCTTCGAGGGACCAGTCGCGGGGATCGGTGGGGAGGCCGTGGCGGAGGGTGTTGCCGACGTGGTCGTTGACGATCGCGTGGGGCTTCCCGGGGCATGGCCGGAGGACGCGGCCGACCTGCTGCAGGTGGAGGCCGAGGGAATCGGTGGGGCGCAGCAGGATGGCCCCGGTGACCGACGGGATGTCGGTGCCTTCCGAGATGATGTCGCAGGAGGTGAGGACCTTCAGCTGGCCGGTGCCGAGGTCAGCGATGGTGCGGCGACGGATGCCGCGGTCCATGGTGCCGTCGAGGGTCGCGGCGGCGATGCCCTGAGCGCGAAAGGCCTCAGCGACGGCCTCGGCGTGAGCGACGGAGCAGCAGAAAGCGATGGCGGTGCCGTTGTGGACGTCCGCGATGGTGCGCCGGTAGTGGGAGACAGCATCGCCCATGGCCTGCCCCTGGCGGAGGATGGTGTCGGAGTCGGTGCGGCCCTTCTTGGTGTCGAACCGCTTCACGGCCGAGAGGTCGATGCCAGGCGGTGCGAAGACTCGAGCGCGGACGAGGAAACCCTGCTCGGTGAGCCAGGCAGCATCGGGGCCCATGACGAGCTCATCAAACTGATCATCGAGGCCGCGGCCGTCGAGGCGAATCGGTGAAGCTGTGACTCCCAGGACATGCGCCCTGGGCATGGCGGCCAGCACCTTCGCCCATGTGCCGGCAACGGCATGGTGGGCCTCGTCGACGATCAGCAGCTGGAAGAAGTCGGGCGGGATGGTGTGCAGCCGGCGGGCGAGGGTCTGGACGGATGCCACCTGCACGCCCTGGCGGAGGTCTTGCCGGTAGCCGGCGGCGATGACGCCGTGGTTGCAGCCGATGGCGTGAAGGGAGCGTGAGGACTGATCGACCAGCTCCTGGCGGTGGACGAGGATGCAGACCCTGTTACCGCGGATGGCGGCCTGCTCGGCGATGTGGACGAAGGTGTAGGTCTTGCCGCCGCCGGTGGGCAGGACGAACAGGACTCGGCGGTGGCCGGCCATGTAGGCACCGCGGATCTCGGCGACGGCGGTGGCTTGGAAGGGACGAAGGGAGACTGTCATGGGCGGAAGCTACCAGCAACAGCGGGGCAGCGGGGCCGATTGTGAAGTCTTGTTACACTCTGGCCGGAAGCGTGCCGGTGACCCTTAGGGTCTGGGACGACACCTGATGTCACCTGAATGCCCGAACTGACACATCACCCAGGCCTGACCAACGAGGCCTATCACGCCCTCAAGGCGGTTAGCCCCAGCCAGATCAAGGTGCTGGGCCGCAGCCCGCTGCACTACTTCGACCGCTTCCTGGCCGAGGATCGAGTCAAGCCCGAGCCGACCCCGGCGATGCTCAAGGGTACGGCACTGCACACGGCGGTGCTGGAGCCGGAGCTGTGGGACAGCACCATCGCGGTGCCGCCGCACAGCTTCGACCGTCGCACGAAGGTCGGCAAGGAGCTGGCGGCCGAGTTCGAGCGCGAGAGCGCTGGGAAGATCGTCCTCAGTCCTGAGGACGCTGATGAGGTTCGCAGGATGGCCGATGCCGTGCGGAAGCATCCTGCTGCTGGCTTCCTGCTGGAGCTCCCAGGCCGGCGGGAAGCCAGCTACACCTGGACGGACCCAGAGACGGGCCTTGAGTGCAAGACCCGACCGGACTGGCATAGCGAGGATCGACGGATCGTGGTCGACGTGAAGACGTGCCGCGACGCGTCGAGGGTCGAGTTCGCCAAGGCGATCAGCAACCTGGACTACCACGTCCAGGCGGCATGGAACCAGACGGCCCTCGAGGCCGAGCAGTTCCTGACGATCGCGGTGGAGAACGAGCGGCCCTATGCCGTAGCGGTCTACCCCGCGAGCGGTGCGCTGATCGCCGCCGGACAGCGGCGGATCGAGGCCGCGATGACGATCCTGGCCGAGTGCTGGAAGTCAGGCCGTTGGCCTGGCTATGGCGACCTGGTGCAGGAGCCGATCGAGCTCCCGGCCTGGTGCCGGGACTGACCCCTTTGTTAAGAACCATTCGCAGTAAATCCATGAGCGATTCAACCGCCCTCACGACCACGACCCAGCAGCCGGCCGCCGGTGCGCTGGACTTCCTCCACAACGGTGCCGCCCTCGACCACCGCTACCGGCTGGCGAAGGCATTCAGCATGAGCGGCATGGTGCCGTCTCACTTCCAGGGCAAGCCCGAGGCGTGCCTGGTGGCCATGCTCTACGCCGAGCAGCTGGGCGAGCATCCGATGCTGCTGTTCCAGGAGATCAGCGTTATCAACGGCCGGCCGAACACCTCGGCCCGGTTCGCCATCGCCCGGGCCAACAAGTCCGGCCTGCTCCAGGGGACGATCACATGGAAGAGCAAGGGCCAGGGCGACGCCCTCGAGGTGACGGCCTCGGCGGTGCTGCGCGACACCGGCGAGGTGATCACGGCGACGGTGAGCATGAAGGAAGCCGCGGCCGACGGGTGGACGCGCAACTCGAAGTACAAGTCGATCCCGGAGCAGATGCTGCGGTGGCGCGCCGCGACCCGTCTGATCAACCTCTACATGCCGGAGGTGCTGTTCGGCCTGGGTGTGCGTGAGGAGGCCGAGGTGCGTCCTGCACAGGTCCAGGAGGTGAGCACCGCCGGCAGCGTGGTGGCAGATCTGAACCGGCAGATCGCGGCAGCGCAGCAGCCCGAAGCCGAGGAGACGACTGAGCAGACTGTGACCGAAGTCGAGGTCGAAGTCGAGGTGGAGTCGACTAAGGATCTCTTCTGATCATCCCTTCTGTTCATCAATGGAGTGACACATGGCTTTCACAGGATTCTTTTCAGGACACATCGGTCGGGATCCCGAGCTGAAGTATCTCGACACTGGCGGGATGGTCTGCAACTTCACGGTGGCCGTTAGGCAGCCGAAGCGCAACGGCGAGGACCGGCCGCCCAGGTGGGTGAAGGTGGCGGTCTGGGGCAAGTCGGCTGAGTACGTGGGCAACTACGTGAAGAAGGGCGACGGGGTGATCTGCTACGGGCGGGTTGACCCGCCCGAGGTCTACACCGACCGCCAGGGCGAGACAAAGGTGGTCGAGAAGTTCACCGCCGACAACATCGAGAAGTGGTCGGATGCGAAACCGCGGCAGGGTGATGCGCAACCTGGCGTCGCTGCTGCTGCGGCAGCACCTGCGGTGGCCCCTGCGCCGCGGCCGGCTGCCCCAGCGGTGGCTGACGACGAGATCCCGTTCTGAGGCCGGCCATGGATGACTTTCTGACGGCCCTGACCGGAATGCGGTCCCGGGTTTCTGACCGCGCGTTGATGGACTTGGCTGATCTCCAGGTAATGATCGGCCATCGGCTGCCGACGCAGCTGTCGTTGGAGGAGCTTCAGGAGCGGTGGGGCATCTGCAAGGACTACGTGTCGACGCGGATGTCGCATCTACGGAAGCTGGGGCTGGTCGTGTACGACCGGGGCTACGTGGGCAACCCGGGCTACTGGGTGTGGCGTCTGGGCCCTGATTCGACATTGTGAATCATTGTTACAGGTCGGTCCGTTGAGGGCCGGCCTGCTCGATGATTCCCTCAGGCAACCAGCCCACATCGCTTCTCACACCATGTTGTTCAGAGTCGAATACAGCGACCGCGCGCCCTCCGGGAATGTGATCGGCCGCGGCAACTACATCGAGGCCGACTGCCTCGAAGATGCCAAAGCCCTCGCCTGGTCTCAGCGCCGTTTGGGCGAAGAGGTCAAGTCCGTCCGCCGCTTCGTTCGCGGGGAGGTGGCGTGATGGCCCCGCAGATGCTCTACCACGGCGACGGGTGGACGATCACCCAGGATCCGATCTTCAGCCGCAATCCCAACCTGGTCCGCTTCCATCGCCAAAGCCGGACGCGGACCCTGCTCGACCAGATCGCCGAGTGGGATCCTGACGCGCAGGTCTGGGTGTCCAGGCGCTGGATGCCGAAGTCGCCGATGGTGCCGCTGGCGCTGATCAACAGGGTCGTGGCCCACATGCGGGAGGTGCAGCGATGACCCGTCCCTACCTCGACCACGCTGAGCTGGGCGACCGCGAGTGGACCTACGTCGGCTGCTGGCGTGAATGGAACAATGCACGCGCCGAGTGGGAACCGTCAGCACCACCACCACCTGAAGCTCAGTTTTTCAACTACCGCGAACACATTTTGGAGACCACACGATGAGACGACTCGTTGAGTTCAACATTGGTGACACCGTCCATGCACACGGATGGCCGGAAGACATCACCTTCACTATCACCAACATGTTTCAGATCGACGGCGTGCCGTACTTCACACTGCGCGCCGGCAACGGTGATCACTACCGTATGCCGAAGCTTCACGTCTGCCACTATCCACTGCATCAACGGAAATGACACGGTCCTATGTTCTGCGCCGCGGAGCCTGCTGGCTCTGCCTCCCGCCTGGCGTGAGCCAAGATCAACGCCGGTCCTGGTGCCCTGGTGTCGAATGGTCGACCGACAGCAGCAGGGCATGGAAGGCTGCCACAATAGACGTGGCGATCGAACGCCAGACCCTGGCCCGGGCACTCCACGGCTGGGCAACAACTATCCAAGCGAAGCATGACTGATCAGGAAGTTCAGGATCAGATCGACGAGTGGTACGACATGGATGGCCGGAACGATCCGGCGCATCCGTTCCACGCTCGTTACACCGGCCTCAAAGAAAAGTACTCACTGAAGATCGATGACTGTTCTGCCCGATTGGATGATCAAAGCGGCTGCCCTGCAGGGGATGATCCAGCCGTTCAACGAGGAGCAGCTGAACCCAGCGAGCTATGACCTGCTGCTGGGGGATGAGCTGCTGATCGAGTCCGCAGAGGGGCCGGAGCTGCGGCCCTACCCCCTGGCCTCCCACAGCGAGGAGCGTCCCTACCTGCTGGTGCCTGGCCAGTTCGTGCTGGCCTCGACGCGCGAGACGTTCGCGCTGCCGGACTTCGTGGCCGCGCGGTTCGTGCTGAAGTCCTCGAGGGCCCGCGAGGGACTGCAGCACCTGCTGGCGGGATGGTGCGACCCGGGGTGGCACGGCAGCCGGCTGACGCTGGAGCTGAAGAACGTCCGGCAGCTGCAGCCGATCAGGCTGTGGCCTGGGATGAAGATCGGCCAGATGGTGTTCCACAAGATGGAGGCAGCACCCGATCGCAGCTATGCGGTCACCGGCCGCTACAACGGCGACCAGGGCGTGCAGGGGAGCCGGGGCTGATGGGACGGGTCATCACGCAATGGCCGATCGGCCGCGGCCGAATCGAGCAGTGGGAGGACGACCAGGGGAAGCCCTACTACCGCGCGGTGGTGGGCGACCAGGCGCGCAGCTGCGAGGACCTCTACCTGGCGGAGATGTACCTGGCGCAGATGGTCAAGGCTGCTGAAGCGAAGCGAGGATCTCCTCGGCCATCTGGCGGTGGCGATCGGTGACGGGTGCCGCCGCTGCATCAGCAGCGGCGAGCTGGTGCACCAGCTTCTTGTTGACGGACTGGAAGTGGAAGGCGAGCCGGCAGAGGGTCTCTGCCATGAAGCGCAGATCGTCGACGTTCGTGATGGAGCGGATGTCGCGGATCTGGAGCTCCATCTGGAACTCATGGTCGAGGGGTTGGTTCAGGTCCAGCCAGGCTGCCATGAGTGAGGGGAGCGGTTCGGGGAAGCATAGGACCGCCGCACCGTAAACGATTGTTACAGATCGAGAGATGGTGGGCGGAGTCTGGGTAGGGTTACGACAGGGCAGCAGCCCAACCATTGCAGATTGCATCCATGACGTTGACGACACGAGTCCTGGAGTTCATCCAGAATGCACAGCCGGGCGACAGCCTGGCGTTGAGCACTGATGCCTGCTGCGAGATGCGGCAGGGGATCTACCTGGCGGCCGATCGGCTGCTCGACCGCCGCGACCTGGTGATCTACTGCCCGGGGGAAGCCCCGGTGGTGATGCGCTACGGGGGAGCTGGCAATGTGCTGGCGTGCGCGCAGGAGCTGGCGGCCCGCACCGGCCGGGAGCTGGAGCAATGAGACGCCGCATCGTCAACCTGCTCACGTTCCTGCTGCCGGTGGTGGTGATCGCCGTGGTGATCCATGACCACGGGACGATGCTGCCGCGGATGGAACGTGGGCAATGAAGCGCCGGCAGTACCAGGTGCCGGGCCTATGGGTCGAGACCTGCGGCAGCGGCTTCAACGCCTGCTACCGGGGCAGCGCGCGATGGCTCGCCAACCGGGCGGATCTGGTGAGCTGGCTGAAGTGGCCGAAGGGCCCATCGAAGGATGCGCTGACGGCCTGGCTGGACGAGATCGAAGCACCTGCTGCCGCCGATGCGGTGGAGCAGGACCCAACAGCAAACACTCGCACGATCATCTGATGACCGACATCAATGCAACGCTGGCCGAACGTGGCGCACGCTACGGGGACTTCATGGGCCACGCTGAGGTGACCCAGGAGCTGAAGAACTGCCTGCGGGATCACCTCGAAGCACGAAGCAAGATCCTGTCGCCGGACCAGCTGGAAGCGCTGGACATGATCTGCCACAAGATCGGCCGGATCATCAACGGTGACGCCGACTATGCCGACAGCTGGCACGACATCGCGGGCTATGCGCAGCTGGTAGAAAACCGCCTC